AGACGGTTGATATAGTCGGACATATCCTCGCGGCGCCCGCTCGCCCGCCGAATGTGCCTCGGCTGGATTTTGGCCGCGTTTCGCGCCCAGGCGTCCACCGCGGCGCGGACGGTCGCAATATCCCAGGCCCGCCCGGAGAACGGCGTAAAGCTCGAGTCGAAAGAGGAGAGGAGCCGAAACGCCGGGAGGTTTGAGCCTCCGTCGCCCGTGGGGCGTTTCCCGAAAATGCTTTGAAATAGGCCTCGAATGTTCATTTTTTCACCCCACGTTATACATGAAATCTTCGTAATACTTGACGTAGATCGTCCAGGCGTTGAGGAGCGAGACCATACCGTCGATCCTGCGCTTTTCGGTGATCTTTACGGGCTGAATATTGTTGAGGCCCGATTTTTTGACGCCCGTATTCGTCAAGCACCATACGAGCATAGGGTTTCCGTTGTAATTGACCTGTTTCCCCTCGAGAGCGGCGCCCATTTCCCGCATGGGCTGACTCCATGTATAGGGGCCCTGGGCGACGGCCTCCATGTCGAAACCGTTCGATTTCATTTCGTCTACCCAATAACCCGCGAGGGCCCGGTCGTAGCCGACTTTTATGCAGTCGATTTTGTACTCGTCCCGCATTTGGCAAAACCAGGCCGTGACGTCGGAATAATTGACGCGGTTTCCCGGGCAGATTGTGAGGAGGCCGCGGTCGGCCCATTTTCGATATGGGGCCTCGTTGGTGTTCTTCTCCTCGAGGTGTGCGACGCGCTTTTCAGGGAGGAAATATTGTTGCAGAACATAGACAATCGGGTCTCCCGGCTTGCGTATGAGGAGCGTTGCCGCGGTGAGGTCGGTCGTGGCCGAGAGGTCGCACCCGCCGAGGGCGTAGGTGTTATAGACGTCCTGGAACTCAAAACGGAGATCGCTCTTGATGGCGTCGAAAGATAACCAAACCGCCGCCGACACTTCCCGGATATTGAAATCCTTGCAGAGGACGCCGGGGAGATCGTCGGGGCTGTTCTTCGCCCGCTGGACAAAGTCGGCGAGGGTCTTATACTTCTTGATCGTCCCGAGGCCCGGGTTTGCCTTTTGCCATTTGGTCGGGTCTGTCCACTCCTCGCGGGCGTCCAGCTCGTAGAGGATCGGGAGGAAAGTCGGCTCCTCCATTTCGCCGTCCGCAATTCTGCAAGCGATCTCATAGAGGCTATCAAAAACGCTCTCGCGGACGGTGCCCGCGGTGGTAATCATCACGACGAGCGGTTGACGGCGCGAGGAGGTGGACTGTTTCATAACCTCGTAGAGGCCGCGATCCTTTATCGCGTGGAGCTCGTCAATGATTACGGCGTGAGAATTCAGGCCGTCCAGGGTGTTAGAGTCCGAGGTGAGGGCCTCAAAGGTCGAGGCCGTGGCCGGAAAATAGAGATCATTCCGCCGCTTTTTCAGGACGGCCCGGAGCTCCGGCGACTGCTTCACCATGTTTATAGCTTCGGTGAGGACTTTTTTCGCCTGGTCTCGTTTGGTGGCGACGGAGTAGATTTCCGCCGCGCCCTCATAATCCGCGATCAGCATATAGAGCGCAATCGCGGCGAGGAGTGTCGATTTGCCATTTTTACGGCCCACAAGAAACATTGTCTCGCGGTATCTGCGGAAACCCGTCTCCCGCTCAAGGAAACCGAAAAGGGCTTGAATATAGGCCTTTTGGAAAAGCTCGAGCTTGAGAGGGGCGCCGATCACGCCTTGAGACTGCTTGCAAAACCGCTCCGCGAATAGGATCGGGCGCTCGCCGACGTCCTCGTCGAAATAGTACGGAGAGGCCGGATCGGGCTCGCGGATTTCCCGGGCGAGGCGCTCGTAAACGGCACGGACGCGCCGGGAGGTGACTACCTTTCCGCTCTCGATTGCCTCCCAATACTCGAGAATGTAATTCACCGCTTACCAGCTCCCGCGGGCTTCGTGGCGAAATTCATAAGCTCCTCTCCGGCCTGTTTCTGAGTTTTCTCCGGGAGGAGGTCGAGGAGGCTTTTCGAGAGGGAGGTAAACGACTTGATCGTCGTATTGTAGCTCTTGAGGGCCGGGGTTTCGCGGCGTAACTGCTGGGCGCCCTGCTTAAAATCTTCGATCAGATCGCCCGCGTTGATCTCCTCGACGAGGCGCTCGAGAGTGACGGTCGTAACGGCAAATTGATAGATCAGGCCGTCCGCAAATTGCTTTCTTTCGGCGGGTAGATCACGGAAAAGACGCTGAATTTTCTTTCTTTTTACCTCGATTTTGTCGGAGATAGAGAGGCTTTCATAGGGGATTTTTGATTTTGCCATTAGATGTGTGACCTCCTCTCTTTTTGTGCTATACCCCCCCTTATGTATGCGCCCGGGGGGTTCTAAACGAGGGTGGAAAGCGGTTCGGAATGGCTATCCCCGGGGTGTCGAGGTGGGGGGGAGGGCCTCGAGGCCGGAACTCCGCCGCGGATCACGTTTCATTTCCGCCGCTTCGCTTTTTTGTCCACATTTCCCGCGGCGCTTGTGGATAACCCGGGAGGCGTGGGGGTGGCGGAGAGGTGTACTTCCTGCGTCTGCGATCTGCGCGGGCCGCCGTCGCTCGTTCTTGTGCTTATGACAAAAGCTCACGCTCGACAAGGTTTCCCTCCTCGTCGAACATGAGGCCGCGATCTGTGGGTAGGTCGGAGGCGTGGGCGAGGGCGTGGCAATCTCGGCAAAGTAACTCGAGATTATTCTCACCGAGCGCGATCTCCGGCGTGTTGATGTTCTCCGGCGTCAAGTGCTCTTTGTGGTGGACAATCTCTCCGGGGCGCCCACACTTCACGCATAGGCCATGATCCCGGGCCACGATATAAGCACGAGTGCGGCGCCATTCTTTCGAGAGATAAAAACCTCGTGCAAACTCTCTCAAACGCTCGCCTCCAAATGGTGTGAAAGAGGCGCCCCTCCCGGCCTCGGGCGGCCTCACGCATAGAGCGCAAGGCCTCGGCAGAAAAGGGCGCACGGCGACGGGCTTTCCCGCCCTCTTTCACGTTACCAGCGTAACACAAGGGCGCGGTCTTGTCCGTACAGACTTTTTTCAATTTTCCGGGCGCGGCTAAATGGAGGCGAGAGCCCCCGCCCCATAGTACAAAACCGCAAAGGCCGCGACGGCCTTATTCCTGAGATCATAGATCGACGTCTTGGAGCTATACGAGAGCTCGTCCGCGATCTGCTCTTTACTCTTGTGCTCGATATACCAGGCGCGGAGGAGCTCGGCGTCCGCGTCGTCCAGTTGAGCGAGGACGCGGTCGATCTCCGCTATTGTGCTCCGGGTGGCTACGATCTCCCGGTTTATCTCGGCCAGTTCCAGGCGGGCGGAGGTGTGCGCGTTGATACCGCCGCTCGAGGCATAGGGCCGAGGCTTGATATTATCTCTCTCTGCCTTTGCCTGAGTGGAGGCAAGCTCACGCCGCCGCCCGAGGTTCTCGAGTGCTTGCTCAAGGTTTCCGCGCTGTGCAAGCAATCTCTCGGCGGCTTTGAAATAATTTATCATATCCGTTTCCCTCCGTGGCGGTATTCGCGTCCGAGGTTGTAGCGGTGTTTTGCCATGACAACGGCGTCAACGTCTACCCCGAGCGCGGCCATGAGGTCGAGGGTTCGGAGGATCACGTCGGCCAGCTCGACCGCGATCCCCTCCGGCTTGCAGGCTCCGGCCTTTTCCCCTCCGGCGTCAGGGTGGCCCACGTTCTCACAAGTGAGGGCAAAATCGCAATCGTCCGGCGAGAGCGCACACGTCCCATAGACGAGAGGGCTCCCGTTTCTGTATTCCTCGAGAGCCTCGGACAGCTCGGCATGGATCAGACAAAGGGCCTCCGGGAGAGAGGGCGGCTTTTCCCACCACCCATGATTGACCGCGTTCTCGTGGACTTCCTTTGCGAGCTCGTTAATATTCATAGCTTGCACTCCTTTCCCTGGGCTTCGTTCCCAAACTTTACGCATTTACAAGGCCATAAAAGGCCGATCACTCAATCGGTCGTTTTCGGCGCCGCTCATGCTTCGGCGGCGTCAACACATACTTAAAATAGAGGTAGCCCCATTGAGTTTCTTTACTCTCGACTAAAACATAGCCTTTCGGCGGGCGAGGAGGGCGCGTCGTCGAGTAGTTCCGTTTTACGACGGTCGGCTCCTCGCGCTCCGGGCGCTTGAGGTTCTTCGTCTGTTTCCAGCGGTGGCCGCCCTGCTCCGGCGTCCAATGGTCGAAAAGGTAATTTGCGAGGCCCGTATAATCGCGGCCATAGTCTACACCATTATAATAATTGTGCTCTCTGAGGTGCTCGATCCTCAACACGTCACCGAGGCCCCAAAGATCGCGGATCAGCTTTTCCGAGACGCCCTCGGAAATCATGTGAAAATGTATACGGAAAGTCGTCTTGCCGCGGCCCATGTAAATATTGATCTTCGCGTCGGGCGCGTGGTATTTCAGGCGCCGGACGTAGAGGTCGCGAATACGACGGGCCTCGTCGAATGTATGTACTTCGCTCTCATTGTCGAGCGTAAGGGTGCTATATAATGAGGTAGGGCCGTAATTCTCATTTATGAGGCGAGCGTGTTTCCGCCGCGAAATGCCGATCCTGTGGAGTTCCCGCTCCTCCTCATTTTTGAAGCGCGGGCGGGGCTCCGCCTTTTCGAGGCTCTTGATCCGATCCGGGACGTTATAAACTTCCTGCTCGCAAACGACCCCCGAGAATGTGCGTCGTTTCACTCGTTGCATATCAAAAACCGCCTTTCGGGCGTAGGGCCGAGGCCCCTTGCATTTTCTTCCCGGAGGTGATAATATAATAAAGGTATGGCAATCTCCCTCCGGGTGGTTGCGCCCCCGACGCTCTCGTCAAGCGTCGGGGGCTTTTTCTTTTACCCGTTTTCCACGAGGCCGCAGGCCGTCGCGGTATAGTCTTTTCCGTCCGCAAGGTCTACGCCGACATAATAGGCGCGGGCGGGAGGCGTGATCCTTGCGGTGTTGGCCTGGGCCCGATCCGCCGCGGCGGTCTCTTTGCAGTCGCACCGCTCGCCCGCGTCCAGGTGAGCCCCGCAAGACGGGCACTCCTTAAAGGGTGTACTCACTTTCTGCGCTCCTTTCTCGGCGGCCCTTGGCTCGCCGGAGGTCTGCGATCCAGTCGAGGAGCGTTCTTTTCGCGGCGTAGTAGATAGGCGGGATCAGGAGGAGGAGATACTCTCCGCCGCGAGCCTGATAGCCCCGCTCGAGATAGGCGTAAATCACGCCCAGGCGAAACGCCGTCAGAGTTACCAGGATCACGAGCGACCACTCGATCAGCGGGCCCGGATAGATATAAAGGGCGAGGCCGCGGGCGGCCAGCCGAAACGCACTCTTGCGGCGGTTCCACCTGATATTGAAACGCTCCCGCGGGTGCTTCGTCGTGTAGAGTCTCAAGACTTTTCCTCCTTTTCTATGTCCTCGACCGTCTCGTATTTGCGGAGATCGCACTCCCACGCCGGGAGGAGGCGGTTTAAGCCCGGGATCAGGTTCCACGCCGAGAGCCACCAATAACGGGCCTGTCGGCGAGCGCATAGGAAAGAGCCGTATTTTTTATGCAGGCTCCGGCAATCGTGGCACGGTGGCGGGAGTTCGGCCTCCGCCGTCTCTGGCTTGTCCATCATTCCGCCGCCACCTCCTCGAGGCGCTCAAAGGTACACTCGCGGGCAATCTGCGTCCAGCGGGCGGCCCACTTTCTCGCGGCAGAGATCACGGCCTCGTATTTCCGCGGGCCCGTCACCTCGACGGCGCCATAGGCCGGGTGAGATACTTTCCAACGATAAACAGGGCTTTTCATCCTTTTATCTCCTCCTCAAGCTCAAGAAAACCATTCTTCGGCGAGATTTCGGGCGTCCATCATGGCCGCGTGGTCTGCTATTGAAATCACCTTTTCTACCTCTGCGGGCTTATCTTCGGCGTAAATCGTTGCCTCCGAAACGGTGGTCGCGTCGAGGATTTTTTTGCACAAATTCCCATGCTTTTCGCATAAGCGGTCGTAATCTGCGCTCATTTCTCGTTCGAGAGAGGCTTTTTCTCTCTGATACTCGCGGAAAAGGTCGTATTCCTCCGGGTACATTTTTACGGTAACTTCCATACCCCGCCTCACTCTCCGTCCTCAAGGTCGCAAGAGCGGGTTTCGCTCCGGGAGACCTTGATTTTTCCCTTGCTCGTGACGGAGAATTTCGCCTTACACCGCCCGCGGACGTTCAGGCTCGCGGAGGAGATCGGGCCGCGGGCGATCATTTCGACCACGTTCTCGAGGAGGCCGACCGCCTCGTCGGGGATCGGCTTAAAACCGAGGCTCTCGGCGTCGTCGCCGAAAAGACGTTGCACACGCTCGCAAGCGTCCGCCACCTGTTCATGTACGCGACGTTCTTGCCGTGCAGTCGGGCAGTTGCAAACCTCCGTCGCCGTGTCGTCTGCGGCGGCCTGGGACGGGTGGGGCCCGACTTCCTGGATTTGACCGCAATACCGACAAGCGCCCGTTGTGACGGCCATAGCGACGCCGATAACTGGGGCCCGGTTGGCGACGGCCTCCTCACAATCGCAAAGGCGGGTAGCGGCGGCGTCTGCGGTTCGCTGGGTCGGGAAACCGCCCTCACGGGCGCCCTCGAGGGTTACGCCCCACTCACGCCCGCAATACTTACACTTTCCGAGCCTAAACGATCCGATCTCCTCGTCCTCCTCCGTAGGAGCGGGATCAGGTTCGGCGGCGTCGGCCTTGTCGTACTGCTCAAGGTATCGGGCGAGCTCTTGCTCCTCTGCCTTGATGGCGTCATAGTCGCCGAGGGTCGGGATCGCGTCGGACGGGCCAGAGAGGAGCGCGGAAATGTTGGTGTATTTCTCTCGGGCGTGTTCCTCGACGGTCGGGGCCGGGGCCTTTGCGTCCTCGAGGGCGGCGCGGAGATCGGCCTCCTCGCGGGCGAGGTCGCCTTGCTCCTCGTCGAGAGCCGTATTTTCTGCGTCGAGGGGGGCGCGGTCGTTGGGATCGACCTTGTCCCGCTCCTCAAACATGAGGGCGGAGAGATCGCGGCGGCGGAGATCAATCCGAATGAGGCGATCTTGCACCTCGGCCAAACGGGCGCGGTCGGCGTCGATCTTGGCGACCATGCGGTCGCGATCCTCGGCGCTCATGTCTCCGACGTAGGCGTAATAGCTCGAGGCCTCCTCCGGGACGTCCGAGGTGGAGAGAGGCGCCCCGTCCTCCGCCGTGGCCTCCTCTTTCGTGATCGCCACGAGCTCAATCAACCAGGCGGGCGTTACATTTTCACCGTAGGCGGGCTCGATAGATTTTACCCGCGCAAAGCGGCGGGCGGCGTCCTGTGGCATAGAAACCGGGGAGGCCCACTTATAGGCGGCCTGTTCCGGCTGAACGACGGAGTCGGCGGCCAGGATCACGCGCTCGGACTCTCCGCCCTGCGGGTTCTTGAGGCGATACCAGGGCTCGCGGATAAATACGACGTCCGAGACCTCGACGGGAGAGGCGAACACGTCCGCGACGCCGTCTCCCGCTCCGAGACGGTTTCCGTCCTGGCCTACGAGGTGCCAAATGTCGGCGCAATCGGCCTCACGGGAAAACGAGGCGCCCTCGATATAGCGCGGCGCGGGTTTAATGGGCTTCGTAATGGTGAGCCCGCCGAGCTTGTCCAGCTCCCGGGCGTCCTGGGTGGTTAAAATCAGGCTTTTCATGGTATGGCGATCTCCTTTCATTTTTCCTTTCTCCGTAGCTCAGCCCGGAGAGCTTTTTCTTTCGTTTTGACTTCGCGGCGGCCCTCAATGATTTTCAGAGTTTCCCGGATTTCCGCCGCCGTGGCTCTTTTTAGGTTCGTCTTGAAATTCATGTCGCTTGCCGGAGTCCCTACAAGCCACTTTATAACCTCGTTATTCATGCGTTTTTACCTTTCCGCCGATGGTGACGAGGAGGATCGGGGCCGGAGTGTCCGGCCAGTCGTCCACGTCAACGGCGATCCGTTCGACGATATTATTTCCGCACACCTCGACACACCGCGTTCTTTCGAGCTCCTCGACCGTGCCTCCGGCCACCGCCTCGGAAATATCGGCTCCGAGGTGGTGGATCACAAAGAGGCGTTCTTTCGGGAGGAGTAGGGCCATGAGGCCGGATAGAGTGAGGGCCTTACTCATGCTCTACCTCCGCCGCCTTGTGGAGGGCGGCTATTTCCTTGCGCTGACGGAGAATAATAGCCTCGGCCCGCGAGAGGAGGCCAGCGAGGCGGACGCCCGTCGTTTTCTTATTTATTAGTTCTTCTATCGACTCGCAAGTATGCTTTATGGTGAGATCGTCGATAGGCTGTTTCTTGATCGTATCGGCCCATAGTTCCGCCGCCGTTTTCATACGTCCGCCTCCTCGATAGAAATACTCGTGAGATCGGCGATCTTTTCCGCCGCCTTGTCGAGCTCCGCCGAGAGACGTTCCCGCTCCTTGCGCCAATATTCGAGACGGTTTTTGAGGTCGGCCTTGAGGAGATAGGCCCGGGTTTCCTCAATCGTCAAGCCCTGCAAATCCTCGCGGAACTGTACTCGGATCGACTTAACCACGCCGGGGCCGCCGAATTTATACCGCTTATCTCTTTTGATCTCCACATTCACCGAGGCGACGGGCTCATAACCTACGCGCAAATCGCCGGGGCCGTCGATCTCGGCGACGATTTTCCAGGTAGCGGCCCGGAAAATTTCAATGCCGCGGGACTCGAGTTCCGACTCGATTTCGTGCATATACCAGCGGTGATAAACTGGGGTACACGCCTCTTTCCCGGTATATTTCTCTCCGTCAAACTTTTCGAGGCGTCCGTTTAATGCGTCCTGCAATTCTTTGTTCGTCATGGTATGGTAATCTCCTTTCGGGTGGTCGGCCTTATAGGGCCGCCTGTCGTTTGCCGCGGGACTTCTGGAAATTCCGCTCGGCGGTGATCTGCGCGACCTTTGCGCTATACACGCGGAAACCGTACTTGTCTACGGCCCCGGTGTAACCGTTCCTCAATTCGCGGTAGATCGTCGCGGGGTGGACGCCGATTTTCTCGGCTATGAGGGCCACCGGGGCCCGGTCATTGTGGAGCCGCTCAATAGTCGCCCGATCTTCCGGCCCGAGGTATCGGAGTTTTTGACCCATTTCTCCGGCCTCCTTTCGTGTAAAATAAAAAAGTGAAGTGCGTCCGAGGCCTTGCAACCTCTTTCGCACTTCACTATACAATCAACACCTTTTTCTCCCTCTGCAATTTCCCGGGCCAAGCCCTTCTTTTTTCAACTTTTCCACTGGATTTTCCACAACTGCGACAGAATCCAACTTTCTTTTTATTTTTTTATGGTAAAATATGGATATCAAGACAAGCTGTTTTATAACAGCGGAAGGATCAAAGGGGGTATCCAGAATGCAGCTGCTGCGAAAGAAGGGATTGCTGGACAGTCCCCGGGTGCTGTTCCTCCCTGTAGACGCCATCTCACCCAATCCCAATCAGCCCCGCCGGGTTTTTGGCACCCAGGAACTGGAGGAGCTGGCTGGTTCCATCCAGGCTCTGGGGCTGCTCCAGCCCCTGACTGTGCGCCGTCGGGCAGACGGCTGGGAGCTGGTAGCCGGGGAACGGCGGCTCCGGGCCGCCAAGCTGGCAGGACTGGAAGAGGTCCCCTGCATCTCTCTCCAGATCGACGACCAGCGCTCCTCCCTGCTGGCTCTGGTAGAGAACTTGCAGCGCAAGGACCTGGACTTCTGGGAGGAGGCCCTGGCCCTGGACCGGTTGATCTCTGTCTACCATCTCTCCCAGGAGGAGGCTGCCCGGCGCATCGGCAAGAGCCAGT